CTTCCTCTTCTCCCATCATGTCATCATCATCATCATCATCTTGTTCTGTGATGTCGTCATCATCATCTTGTTCTGTGATGTCGTCATCATCTTCTTGTTCTGTGATGTCGTCTTCGTCTTCTTCATCGAATTCGATTTCATACATAACTTCCTCATCTTGCTCTACTTTGATATCTGAAGCATCACCGTCTTTATTAAAAATAGCGTTAATTACATCTTCTGTGTCAACATCCATTTCATCGATTTCCTCTAAATCCATAGTCTCATCTAAATTTGTGTCTTCTTCAGATTCACCAAGCTTAACTAAATATTCTTCATCAGTGTCACTATCGGTTAAATGAATATCGTTACCATCTTTTTTTACAATGATTCCGTCTTCTTCACCCATAGCTTTAAACACTTTAAGAATTTCTTCGTCAGATGCGTCAGTTAAATCTATTGGACTTTCTTCTTCAGAATCCATATCCATGTCCATATCTATGTCCATATCCATTTCATCTTCGTTATCAATATCCATGTCAACGTCAAACTCTTCTGAGTCTTCGTCCTCCATGTCTACATCTAATTCAACCTCATCTTCATCTTGTTCTGACAGAGATTCTTTTACTAACTGATTGATTTCTTCCTTCATAGTTGAAGCAAGTATTCCTTTTGCATTTTCGGCAATAGCCTCTTCAACGTTTTTCATTTGAATGAGTGCCTCTTGTACTAATGATTTATTTTCTTGCATGAAAAAATTGGTTATTTTAACTAATAAATAGTATCAAAATGAAAAAAATTCATTTTGATAACACTGTTAAGTAAAGTTTATTTGAATTTTGTAGTGTTTGTGTCACAAGGTTTGTTAAATAATTAACCCATGTAGTAAAGGATTGGAAGTTATTTGCCCAAGAGGTAATCACTTTTTGTTCTTGATTTACTCCGTAACCTAAATTTACTTGGAAGTTCATATTATTTTTATTTATAAATATACCCCAAACAAAAAAAGTGGTCACATGGACCACTTTTATTAATTATCACTAAAACGAATTATTCGATTACTTCGTCAATTTTACTTTCAGAAACTGCTGTGATTCTCCAATCGTGAGTAAATCCCTCATATTTCTTAGTAACCTTTGCTTCAACATCAGTCACAGAATAACCTTTAACTAATTTTTCTTCTCTAATTTTTTTAATTTTACCTGTGCTATCGTCAGGTAAGTCGTACTGAATTTTTGCGACAAAATATTTTTCTTCCATATATGTGTTTTTTTATTTTTTTAAAAAATCGTCTAATTTTTTCATTAAGTCAACTGACTTTTCAGCATATCCATTATTTTTTTTGTGGTTTCTTTCTTCCTCTAAATTTTCCTCGTAATTATCTCTTTCTTTAACGTCTCCAAACAAATAAGCTCCTGGTGTTGAAGGTGATGATACTAAGTCAAAACAAATTAATTCAAAATCATCTTGTACTTCATTTCTTTCACCAACCTTTTTAAGTGAACCAACTCCACGAGAAGAGATTCCTAAAGTAACTCCTTGTCTCATTAGATTTGCTGCTTGGTCTCCTTTAGTAGAAACAACTCCACTCTCATGAAATCCTGGTGAAGTTAACAACTTAAGTTTACCCATTAAAATATTTCTATCCCACCATATATCGGTGATGATGTGAGATACCCTGTCTAAGTCAATAAGAGACGATTCGGGGTGGTTTAACTCTGAAGTTGATAAACCTTTTGCAATTGCTTTTTTATAATTGTCCGCCTCCCTTTCAAGTATGTTTTTGGGATATGTCCTACCGTTTCTATTTGGGGTATCATATTTTTGAAGAACCGCATAGAATTCAAACGGATTTCTGTAATCCAACTCTTTGGCCTCTTTTAACATAACTTCATTATGTCTGTCTTTGGGAGAAACCCAACCAGCATCCATTTCAATCAAGATACCGTGACCGATTTCGCTTGCCTCTAATATTCTTAAACTTTTCATCTAATCTTTTAAGATAAATATATCGTTCTTAATAGTTTATTGGTGATTCGTTTTTTTTGAGGTTGAAAATTCAAAGTATTTGTTTTGTTGAATGTTATTTTTGAATATAGATTTGACCATACTTTTGATGGAATTTTTAATTTCTATGGACTTAAAATCCAGTTCAGAGTTTGTATATAAATTAATTTCTAAATTAAAAAAAGATTTTTTACCATGGGAAATTCCGCTTGTTCTTAAGTCTAAATCCACAATACTTTTTTCTTGAAATAATTTTTGATTAATTGATTCGAATACCGAATGTTTAATTTCTCTACCTAAATTAGAGACAATTCTATTCCAATTATCGTATTCTTGTTTTGGGGTCACCCATGATTGTATGTTTATGTAGACTGATTTTAGGTTTTTTGAATCGACAGTTCCGTAGACTGACTTAATTGGATTGTATAAATTTAACTTTACACTTTTTCCTTTTTTCATTAATTTTCATGATTATATATGTTTATGTTCTGTAAAAGAATACGCCATATATAACTGATAGTCAAAATTTTTTTAAAACAACAAGATATTTTATAATATATGATAATTGTTAAAATTAAAAGTGGGGACAATATTGAAAAAGCCCTAAAGACATTAAAGTCTAAAGTTATTAAAACTAAACAAAACCAAAAACTAAACGAGAGAAAACAATATACAAAAAAATCTGTACTAAGAAGAGCACAGATTTTAAAGGCTAAGTATATTCAGAATAAAAAAGACCAATTAAATTGATTCCTCAAGATTTTTTAATCTTAAGAAATTCATTTGGTCAAATTTTTCATCTTTTAATCGGTCAATTGTTTCAGAAATTTTTAACTTAATTTCAGATTCGTTTTCATTTTCCAAAATTGTTTTGAGTTTGGTAATTGCGCTTTCACGAATAGTCTCAAATTTAGTTTCAAGAGTTTTCGTGTCTTCAGATACGATTTGGATAAATTCTTTCTTAGAATTTTCATCTAAAGTATCAAGGTAATTTTTTAAAGTTTGGTTTGCAATACTCACCATAGACTTAATCGGAATATTGATTGACTCTTTAACTATTTCAGTTTTTAATGTAAGAATTGAAATGATGTTTTTCTTAGCATTTATTCTTTCTTTTAAGTCTGTTTTTTGAATATAAACTAACGTATCAATATCCTCATAACTATTTTTAACTGATTCAGAAATTGTTTTTGGTAACTTAATGCTTGGCAAAACTCTTTGTAATAAAGATATTCCTTCTTCTAAAAACTCCTTTGCATCATGTTCGTTCAACCCTTGAGGTTTACTCAATTGGTCATATAAAGCATATGCTTTTGACATAGATTTATTACTCAACACATTGTGTTTGAATTCTCTCAATGTCTTCTTGAATTCCTTTTCATCTTTGTAGGATTCCAGTAGATTGTTCTCGATTAGGGATTTAATGTTACCAAAGGTCATTTTGTGCATTTTCCAATAAATATTACGTATTTAATAACTTATCCAATTCTTTTGACATTTCTCCTAAAGATTGTTGGGCCTGACCCAAATTTATCATTTGTGCGCCTTCAATTAGGTTATTTTCAATTAAAATGTTCATGTCTTTTTTCTTAGACTCAGGGGCTAATTCTGGTTCTCCTGTTGGTGGAGATTCTCCAGCTGGTGGTGTTTCACCTCCCAAATCAGGTAACTCTGTTTCTACTCCTCCTCCTCCAAATGATGGTGGTGAACTTAACTCTTCAGTGCCTCCTGGTGTTGTTTCCGCACCAGCCGCTGGTGTTGCACCTGTTGCACTACCATATAATTTGTCAATATTGTCGAATAATCCCGTTTTAGTAATAACCGTTGCTGTTGCTTTAAGTTCCTCACCAACAGCTCTCTCAACTCTTTGTTGTTGTAAATCTAAACGAACTTCTTCGTCAGACCATCCAAAGATATGTTTCTTGGCCCATGTTGACGATGTTGCTTGAATACCATTTCCTGGGTCAGACACTAAGTCTTTATATAATAACACTTTTTCTTTCCAAACATCAATCTTCAATAAGTCTGCTTGGGTTGATGGGTTTGTAAGACCTATGGTAAAGTTTGAAAGTTCATCCTCAAAACCTAATAGGAATAAGTGAATAATAGCAATTTTATTTAACTCAGCCAACATACTTTTTTGGATTCTATTGATTGTACGAGCAAATCTAATGTCTTGTAAGGCCAAGTTTTTACCGTCACCGACAACTTCTTCAAATCCTAAGAACGCCTTAGGAACACGAAGTGCTGTTAATAATTTCTTTTGGATATACTCGATATCCGCAATCTCTGATAAGTTTGTTGCTCCAGGTAATGTTGTAATTGGGTCTGGAGCTGCAGGGTCTCTAACAGGTATAAAGTAATCTTGGTCAACCGCCATTTGGTTAAACCTCATATCTACGTTACCGGTCTTGTTATCGACAATTTGCTCTCTTTTAAATTTGTTAGCAACACGTTGTACATATGCCTCAACATCATCATCGTTCATATTACCTACGAAAACTTTGAACATCCTTCTTTCAGGTGCTCTTGATGTACGATAAATTAACATCGCGTCTTCTGATAGTAATAATTGTTTCCAAATCCTTCTCGCCTTTTCCAACATAGAAGTACCGTAAGGAAGTTTTCTATCGTCACCTAATAATCTAAAGTGAGCCATCTCCCATGATTGGAATTCCATGTTTTTATTCTTCCAAGTAAAGTGAAGAGCCTTTTTGTCCTTATCTAATTCTTTTGTAATATCTGTTGAAATTTTTCCACTTGCACCTACCTCATGTCTTTCAATTTCAATTGTTGGTAACTGTTGTACGCCAACCACTCCCTTCTCAGGGTCTAATTTCAAGTAAACAAAGTTGTCACCGTACTTACAAGTGTTTCTTGTCCACATTGGTAGGTTGGTGTTAATGTCTAAGTTGTTGTTAAACAAATCGGCTAATACACCTTTTATTCTTTTTGACTCAGAATAGATTTGTAAAATAAACCCATCTTCGTTAGTTGTTGTGGATTCCTCGGCGTAGATGTCTAATGCCGCAGAAATCTCAGGAGTATACTCCATTGACTCGTAGTCATATTGTGCGGATAACCTCGATGGTTCGTAATAAATCGCCTGTGAGTAAAGATTATTTTCAACCTTAGCCCATTGATTTGTTAAATAAAAAGTCTGTTGTGCCTGTAATTTTTCCTTCTCATATTCTTCTCTACTTTTGGTTCTCAAAAGTTCTTTCTTATCAAACTTAAAAGTAGGATAATCCTGTTGTAGAAGTGAGTTCGGACCAAATGTTTGCGACAGTCTTTGCCAAACCGTCATATTCTGTTCTGCCATAATATAAATTTACTTGTTACCTTGATAATATAAATAGTTATTATGCACCAAATAACCACCCATATTTTTGGTAATCTTCTCGAGTTGGGCCTTGATTTATTGGATTCTGTCTACCCATTTGAGGAACCATTGGATTAAAATAATCTGAAGTGTTTTTGTTTTCATTCATGACACTAGACCAAGAATTTAACATTGCTTTAGTATGGTTAACCACCTTTTCAAGTGATTGGAACGATTTTTCCGCAACATAGATTGCCATTGAAATACTCATAATACAGTCATCATGATGTCCTTTTTGGTGGTCAGGTCTACCGTTAATGTAAACAAAGGTGTTCATTTCGTTATATAACCTACTTGAATAAACTCTAAACTTATGTCTCATTGCTTCTTCAAATGATGAAATAATTTGAACCCTCTTACTATTAAAATTAATACCAGGTATTTTTTCATTCATCTTAGGGTCAAACTTCCATTTGTTTGTCATATCAACGTTATCTACATACATACCCGCCTGATACCCCATCTCTTGCATTTTTCTAGCGGTAGCAACCCCCATACCTCCCGTTAAATCGACTACACAGTACGCGTTGTACATTGTACCCCATTTGTAAGCAATTTCAGCCAGGATGTCGGGAGGTATCTTCCCAACGTATTCCAATACTTGTTCTCTAGCGTCAAAGTCAATAATCTGAATAGATGAAAAATCTTCAGAATCACCTCTTGAAACGTCGACACCCATAACATACTTATGACCGTTAACAGGTTCTTTAAAAATCCAAAGTCCTCCACCCATCATTTTTGCTAAAGGGTCCCTAACTTGGTTTTTGGAAATATCGGTCATCATTTCAGAATCAAATACGTTATCTCCTGAACCCAAAAAGTTACATTCCAACTCCTGAGCAACTTTACGTCTATCGTATTTTAATTTCTTAACCATCCCTTCAAACCAAGATGAACATGGTTTGTATCCCTGTTCAATATAGTCTGTAACTATGGAGTGGTCTCTATCGTATGGATTATCCATAAATAACTCAATAACAACATCGTTAAGATTATATTCTTCTCTATTTAAAAGAAAGTGAACCAAATCATTGGTTTTAACCATATACAAGTCTTTTGTGTAACGAGGGTCACGGTGCCAAAACATTTCGGTCACCTTAAAATCATTCATTCCCCTTAAAGATTGGTCATAGATTTCGTAATAAATTGGGTCATATCCGTTTGGAGTGGATACCACAATTACTT